CAGGAGGTCTGGGGCGGCACCGTTCAGTTTTATACAAAGCCTGATCTGTCCATCCTTCAAGATCCTAATGCAGTTCTGATTGATCGTTCTGGAGAGAAGGTCCTGTGTTATGTAGGAAAACAAGCATGAACTGCGCACGGCCGGGGACCACTACAGTTCCCCCCAGAACTGCCCCGGCCCTGCCTCCTTGGGAGGATTGAGATGATCGAATGCAAAGCGTGTGGCGGTCGCTGGCCGAAGGATCAATACGAAGAGCTACGCCCTGTGGACGCATCGATTGGATGGTGTCCGAGTTGCGGAGAGGATGGAGAATGCGAGGAGGCATGATGCTTAGATGGTTTCGTGAGCGCAGAGAGCAGAGAGAAAGAGATAAACGCATAGTTGAAGAGATACACGAGTGGGCTAAGACGCCAGATGGGATCGAGGCAACTATCAAGATGTCTATTGCTCTTGGCGTGTTGCCTAAGGATCAGTTGGATTCTAGCACGTGACTTGCTATAATTGATGTTGCGGGGTGGTCCCCCGGGACGCCTTGCGTGTCCGTCATTCAGCGGCGGGCCGCCCCCACATCTACTGAATGAGGTGGTATCATGGCAGTACAAGAGAATCAGAATCCCAACACGTGGATTGATGGCGATGGAAAATGTCGGCATGTACCAAACATCCATTCGTCTCTCACGCAAACAATGGACGGCCGCAGGATCTATTACTATGTGATGCACCGTGATGGATATGCGTGCAAGGTGTGTGAGGCTACAGAAGAAACCACATGTCTGCGAATAGATCACGTCCGCCCAAGATCTCGCGGCGGGTCACATCATCCAAACAACCTGCAAGTCCTGTGTGAGCATTGCAACTGCGTGAAGGGTGGGTGGATCGATTATCGTTTTGACAAGATGGTTGAAGTGTTGAGCTCCCGTATTCTCCAAGAACATGCTGATGTTATGCCAGAATTGCTTGCGGCATTAGTAACGGCAACCCTCGTGAAACCATCCTCTGTTGAGCGATGGAATCTCGCAGCATCAAGCAGGTGATGTAATGGCCTACGGAGAGGTCCAAGGGAAGACCTGGAGGAGTCCTAATATCCGCGGCCTGACTGATTCGCAGAAGTTAGCATGGCCGTACTTCCTATCCAACAAACACTCCAACATGCTCGGATATTACGAGCTCCCTATCCCGTACATGGCAGACGATCTTGAGTGGTCTATCGAGAAGTCTGAGAAGGTAATCAAGAAGCTCGAAGAGAGAGGATTGATTGCATACGACCGTGCCGCGCAAATCATCTTCGTCTGCAAGTATATGAAGTACAACTCGCTATCGAGGGGGGCGCGGGAGACGGGTGCGATCACGCGACTTGACGACCTGGTTGACTCACCTCTGCTTGTGAGGCTGTCAGCAGCTATCAATGAATGGCAACCACGATTGGAAGACCTCATAGCCTGTCTAGAGAAACGATGTCCTGACCTGACTCTATTTGGAGACCAGCCGGACTCCTCAAGGAGTCCAAGTGGAGACATAGTTATAGTTACAGAAGAAGATAAAGAAGGAGTTAAGTCTTACAAATCAGCCAAAGGCAAGATCCTCAAGGGCGAAGTTCTCGAACGCTTCGAATCATTCCTCACTGCGTTTGGTGACCGAAGAGGCAAAGCCGACGCTGCGGACTCGTGGTTCAAGCTCAAGCCAATGCCAGCCGAGCTGTATGCCGAGATCATAGCCGGGGCTGAAAGGTACGCGATCAAACGGGCGGCGATGAAGAACGGGTCAACACCGAAGATGGCGCAAGGGTGGTTGACGAGCAGGCGATGGGAAGACAAGACGGGTACATCGAACCCGACGATCCATCAGAGGGACGCGAGCGAGTACGAGAAAGCTTTTGACAAGGAGGAACGATGAAGACTGAGGCGATTAAGAAATGTATTATCGGATACGGTTATGGAACAGGTGCTAACTGCTCGCCTACGCCGCTCGCGCTTGAAGCTGAAGACGAACTTGAAGCCCTCGAAACCGCGCTGGCTGTGAAGAAAGCTGAGAACGCCTCGCTGGTGGGGGCGATAGAAGGGGCTTTGCGCATCAAACAACTGTGGAGGTATCCAGACGATGTGATGCCGCAGCATGAGGGTGAAGCCGCTGCGATAACAGAGATGGAGGGATCATTTGAATTAGCCCTCTCCACCGCTCCAACAGGGAAGGTGCTTGTTGGTGGCCGCACTGCGAAAGTAGTCCAGGGAGGCAAGTTCTTTATTCTCATCACTGAGACAGAGCCGTATTTCAACGTCGCTTACAGCATGATACGTTGTCAAGAAAGGAAGCAAAAAACTTGGACGTTGGCTGACGAGCGACGCTATCTAGTCCACATGAAGGATGATTCGCTTATCATCCCGAAATATCTAGTTGCTGTCGATGTTGAGAAGCTGCGCAGTTTGTGGGCGTTCTTGGATGAAGCATATGCCACTCAGGTTGGCGCTGGGAACAAGACGCTGCACGACTGGGCTGTATGGCTCGGCAACCTAGTGAAAGGAGGCGGGGATGGAGCTTAAACCTTGAGAAGAATGCAACTCAAGAGGCATTGAACGCCATGAGGCAGACGCCGACAATTGGAGATCCCGACCATCGGCTGATTGCAAATCAACGCCTAGGGAGGGGAGATGAAGGTCAACCCTGTTGAGATTGGAGAACGCTATTCAGACGATTCTGGATGGGAGCGCAGGATAAGAGTGGACATCCATGCTGCGGTACTAGAAATCGAAATAAAAGGGCAATCAATGTCGATACATCCGCGCGAACTTCCATGGCTGCAAGAAGCACTGAAGCAAATCGACGAAGCGCGGTTCCTTGACGGACCAGATGGGACTGCAAGGGTGGGTGAGGTGCGAGTATGACACGTCGCTACATCGGAATCAGCGAAAGGGAGACTCGATCAACTTGTGAGGTGAGGGGATGATCTACGGAAAGATTGGCAAGCGATTCGAGGGTGTGACGATTGAGAACTACAAATGCCCTCCTGGGTGTGAAGAGGCAAGGGCGGCGTGTCGTGCGTTCATTGCCGGTTCTACTGAAGGGCTGCTACTGATGGGCAAAGTAGGCACGGGCAAGACACATCTTCTCGCTGCCGTGGCGCTGGCTTTCCATCAAGACGCAGATACCAGGTACGAAAAGAGGGACGGCATTGATGTTGCGATCTCGAACGAGGTCAAGACAGTGGCATTCTATCCGATGCTCGATCTTGTAGCGGCGTTGCGCGATGACGTGCGCAACAAGTCAAGACGGACGATCAAACAATGTCTGTCTGCTGATCTGATGGTGTTGGATGATCTCGGAGTTGAGCGATCGACGGAGTTCATAGCTGAGGAGCTGGCTCAGATTATCAACGGGCGATATGACGCGATGAAGCCGATTGCCGTGTCGACGAACTTGACGATACAGGGAATCAAGGAGCGCTACAGCGACCGGGCGCTCTCACGATGGGCGCAAACTTGCGAGCGCGTAGAAATGAAACAGGCGGATTTTCGGATCGGATCTCGCCCTAGTTGAGAAGCGCATAGTAGTATAGTATACTGTGGTATTGGTCATTGACAAGATGCGAACGACGGCGGCGTGGAAGGACACGCCAGTTATTCGACGGTTAGGCCCACCCTTAGCGTGGAGATCATGAGCGAAGCGCGACGGAGCTTTGGCAGTGTTGTGTGAGTAGTCTTGAACAGATGGTGGAGGTAATTGTCCGCCCGAAGATCTTGATGGTCTAGCTGCGCACTTCAATCGTGGGAGCCGGTATCAATCCCGGCCCGTCGTTCGGATACATGAGGTGCGGTTCGGAATCAAGCTCACAGTCTACGGGCCGAAGTAGAGCGCGATGATGACGCAAGCGAAAGTTACGCACTTGGCAATTGAGTCGAGTGGAGGCTCACGAGTAAGCCGCGCCGACAAGGAGGAAAAATGCCAGCAGTAACAAGACAGTTTCCGTTCTCTCTCAACGTCGAAACAGACGCAGACGTAATTGAATATCTCGACGCGCAGGACAACCGAACGGAAGCGATCCGGCGAGCAATACGAGTACAGATGGAGGCAGAGAAATGAAGATGAAGAGGATCATACTTGCGTTGATGCTAATGGCAGCACTCGGTGCAATACTGGCGGGATGTATAGCGGTGTCAGAGTTCGAGGTGTACGAAGGGCCGATGCGGAATAGAGTCAGACAGCCGCTCAGTGTCCAGGTGTTGTTGACAGCCAAGCTAGGAGACATCATCGTTGTGAGTTGGGGCGACGGAACGGAAACCGCGTGGGGCGGCAAGCTATATGCGGGGCGTGCCAACATCAAACACACCTACAGCACAGAAGGGATCTACACGATAAGAGTATCCCGCGATGGTGAAGGGTTAGGTTACCGCAGAGTTATGATTGGTGAGGAAGAATGAAGCCGCTAACCATCGCGCTCATCGGCCTGGTCTTCGTCACTGGGGTATGGTGGATGGCCTACAGGATTCCAGTCTTCCTCATCCTATCAGATCAGACATATGAAGCCGGGTACAAGTTAGACTTCTGGGGGCCTGAGATCCTGAATGGTACGTACCGAATCACGAAGAGCGTGAGAGATCCAGAAGGCTTCCGGCTCTACGGATACCGGTTGCACAAGCTCGCGTGGATTGATAACTGCATCGTGCGGCCTTCCGTGAATGAAGACGGATGGACTGTAACGTATTACGAGGACGGGCTGAGGCATTACCTGTGGTCGCCGTACGATCCAAGGGAGGGTTGACATGCCGCCTGCGAAACTAAGTAGATGGTATAAGTTCGAACGCTGGCTTCAGGAGAAAGGTCACTATAAAGTGGTGCGGTTTATGCTCTTCGTGGGGATGCTGAGAAGGAATAGGCAACACAACAGAGAGCAGGCCCCGAAATTTAGGGCATCGCTGCTGCATGATGTCTGTCGTGTGGCGTCTGTAACTCTGTTTCCTTACTACGTCTCCGATACAAGCCCAGAGCGTCTTGGCATAGCTCAGCATCATCTCGTCAGTGCTTTGTGTGAACTGCGTTCATGTCAAGACGTGTTCGTTCCGTGGCATCCGTACATAAGAGCGGCAGTCCGACACGCTGAATGGGCTCGGAATCTGATTTGGCACGTTACCCCTGAATCCATCAAGAAGGCAGAGGCTACATTGGAAGAGGCCCAGGAATGGAATCACGCGAAGGTTGTGGGGATGGACCTTGAGAGGGTTGAAATCTACGAAAAGATGTCGAAGCTCTGCAAGGGAGCTGGGATGGATCACTTTGTTCCTGTCACCGCGATTCAAAGCGAGCTTGATCTGTGGTTCAAACCTCTCTCAGTGAGGCTTGCCGAGAAGGAGGGCTGACATGAAAGAGCGACCGATCCTGTTCAACGGCGAGATGGTGAGGGCTGTGTTGGATGGCAGGAAGACTCAGACGCGGCGAGTTATCAAACCACAGCCATTAGACCAACTTGAAGTTGATCGAGATGAATGGCCTGGAGACTACTGCCTTTACGGTCAAGCAGGCGACCAGCTTTGGGTGAGGGAAACGTGGGGTTTCCGTGGTACAACGTGGAAATCAGCAGAGCCGCTCGTCACTGGCGTTCACATTAAATACAAGGCTGACGACGCAAGCGTGACAATCCTGCGAGATAGAGTGGATCAGAGAGGGATACCGCAACAGCGATCGCAAGGCAGCGACGAAGAGGAATGGGAATACGGTGAATACCTCTCTCATTTCTGGGAACAGTGGAGACCATCCATCCATATGTCTCGCTGGATGTCACGCATCCTGCTTGAGATTACAGACGTTCGTGTCGAGCGGGTGCAGGAGATCAGCAGAGAAGACGCGCTCGATGAGGGGCCAAGGCCATACGGATACGGTCTTCATGATGGCACGTGTGAGAAGAACTTTGCTCGACTTTGGGACTCCATCAACGACAAGCGCGGCTTCGGGTGGGATGTCAACCCGTGGGTTTGGGTTGTCGAGTTCAAGGTGGTGTCGAATGGCTAAGCGCGATGCAAACTTTCGCAAAGACGTCCTCAACCTCGACGCCCACGAATGCCAGCGGTGCGGCGAGTCGGGGAATGACGATCTACTCCAAGCCGATCATGTAGTACCGAGAGCTTCAGGCGGTGTCCCTTCACGCGACGATCGAGCGAATGGCATGACGCTTTGCAAGGAATGTCACAGGCTAAAGACTGCCGGCGTGCTGCGTGTCGTTCGATGGGACCGAGACGATAAGGAAAATGGGCTGGAGATGCTCGAGAGAATAGGCACAATCGGAACGCCTGACTATGGCTATGGCTCCATCCCTCATAACTCACTGTGGTTCTATCTCAAACAACACAAGGCGCAGCTACAGCATGAGGTTGAAATGCTTGGAGGCTTGAACGTCACAGCCAACGCACGCGCCGGGATCTTCCTTCACGTCTTGAGGTATTCCAAGGTGATCGAACCAACGATGACGCCTGAGCAATTCCTCGCCTCGCTAGGGCACGATACCGAGACAGCTAAGGACGAAGCCGCCGCTGCTGAGTGGATTGAAGAGCATGAGCTTGAGTGGATTGACGGAGTGAACCGGCAGAAGATCGACCGGATCATTGAAGCGACTGTGGATATTGTTGTGACGACCGAGCAGCTACAGACCTTGATCCACTTTGCTCGAGACAACTCGCTGTCTAATCTCAACAAGGAGTTGGAGCGTAACGGCTTTCCGTGGGAAGGCACATCAGCGGTCAATCTATTCGCACGAATCCCTTGCGATGGCGTTGAGTGGATCATGGCAGGCAGTGACGCAGGGATTGAACGCAAGCCGGATACGTTCCTCGTGAAGGTGCAACGGACATTCCCTCCGCTGTCAAGGCGTCGTGGAAAGCTGCTCATGCGTGACATGCTGATTGAGAGAGAGGTTGAGGTTGAGAGACCGACGAGGGAGGAGCGATGAGTTTCATCAAGTTTATCCAAGAAGGCCGATGGCGAAGGCGTCTTCGACGTTGCCCATTCTGCCATCAACGCCCGGTGATTAAGGTCCTCGGAGGATTTAATACCGTGGAACACGTCAATAACGAATGCCCAATCTCTCCGGTATACGGGTGGTCTGTCTGCGTTTGGCAATCGAAGCGAGTTACTTGAGGAGTGGTTATGAGGCTATACGTCGCAGGGATACTCAAGAAGGAGATGGAGGTTGATAGCAATCTGCCGTTTAAGATTCCCTTTCTATCTCTCAAGTGGGCAGAAGGACAGGTAGGGGCGTTACCTGTATTCGAGACACTTGAGCAAGCGTCTGAGTATTGCGGGAGTGCGCCTATGCTGTCGATCAATATCAATGAGGAGGATGTTTATGCCGTGCCTACAACTGAAAAGCGACAAGCCAGGCGTGCCTGATGGCTTCGTCTGTGGCTTCCATCCGGTCTATAAGTACGACGGATACCTGTTTGAGGTGCATAGCTATCACGGGCCAACCGCACTGCGTAAGAATCTTGAGCCGCGCATGAAACTGCTGAAAGGGTTCTGGGATATGTGGGAGAGGTTCAAGGTGTTATCGGATGAAGAAAAGGCCAAGTTTCTATACGAGGAGGCGTGAGCATGTTCAAATAGAAGGAATGAAATGGGCAAATTAGGCAAAGGGAAATTCTGGGAAGTCGATCCCCGCAGCGTAATTGGTTCACAGCGCGCCGATCGGATATAATGACCTGCCGGCACTTCGGAGACCAAAGACTACGGACGGAAGTGGAGGAACAATGGAAGCTAGTAAACAATATCACACCATCGCAGAGCTCTACATCCTTGCCTTCATCCGTGAGCAACAAGCAGTTCAAGTCCGGAATCTATTTCATCATTGGTGTATGGAGAAAGAACGCAAGGAGGCGGAATGACACGCGAGGTATTGCTCCCTCAACCAGCTGACTACGTAGAGGTGAGGTTCGAGGCATTACGCATGGGGTTAGTTCAGGACCTGAGCGAGCAACTGATGGGCGTGAGATGCGATATAGATCAAACAAGCGAGTTCATACGAGACAGAATCAAGCTACAGGTCAGCGGGTTCGTGTGGGCTGAGGAAGAAAGCGCCAAGCATCAGGAGATTAAGTATCCACGCGATTGGTGGCAAGCATTCAAGGCACGATGGTTCCCGCTGTGGGCATTGGAGAGGTGGCCGGCAGAGTATAGGAAGATCGTGATCGACGTGAAGGCTATCTATCCTGAGTTCAGACCAGCTATGACAGACACGCCATTGGTGTTGAGGATTATGCGGAAAGAGGAGGCGGGATGAAGCTCGAAGATCTGAATGTGATGTCGGATGTAGCGTTACAGATGAAGGTGGCTAGGCTGAGAGGAGCCACTGAATTCGAGTGGCGTCCGAACGATAGCTCTATTATGAAGGAGCTATGGCAATTTGTACCGCAAGGTAGCGACGGGAATCTCCTTACCGGTGGATGGAGTCGATGCCCAAACTACCTCTATGACATCGCAGCGGCATGGTCGTTAGTCGACGTAATGGTGGCTACATCAGATACAACCGTGATCGATCTAGTAATTAGTAGAGGCAGGAATTTCTGCGCCGCGTACTTAGATCATGGCCGCTTCAAGGGTGACGAGACGAATATCAAACGCTCAATCGCTAAAGCCTTCATCCTAGCAATGGACCCATCATGATTCTCTTCTTCGCACTTCTCGGCCTCTTCAGCGCGGCATGGATGTACTTCAAACGTGTTCCTGAGGAGGGAGACATGGATAATAACGAAGTGAAGGCAGAGAAAGAAGCAACGGTTGGCTCAGCGATGTCCGATCTTGTGAGGGTGACAAGCATGATCGAGGAGAGCCTGGGGATTGGTTGTGGGCTTGAGGTGAAAGAAATGGCAGCAACCGAGAGCGCGACAGTAGGAGCGATTATAAACGGAATGCTTTCGATCCACGGTCGGCTGAACGAAGTGGCGCAGCACGTAGCGAGACTTCAATAAGATGTCTAAAGGAGGGCTCGTATGGAGAGACATACAGGCATGCTTGGCGGGGTATCTGAGCATTCGCTCATCACAAGGATGTCCCCATTATTCGCCAGTCGCCGGTCGACCAAGCTACCCAAGAAGCGGCCTCCCTCCCGAGGACTCGACAGTCAAGGAGGATCATGGATGTATACAGAATCCAACCGATGACATGCGGCGAGGTTGAGGTAGAAGGCACAAGGGAAGAGAACATATTGGCCGCTCGTTTTGTTTCCGATAAATGGAGCATGAGCGGAGCACCTCACGTTGTCATTCCTGAGTCACAATTTCACGAGATGGTCAAAGCATTGTGGGACGCTGATCCCGCTAGTGTGGTGGGGTTGCAGCTTCCATTGTGGGCCGCTCTGATGTTGAACCTGCCTTGCAGCGGAGACGACTCAACGAACATGAAACACGGAGCCTAGTAACTTGACACCATTGAGGAGATGTAATGGATAGAATCAAGCTGGCAGATCTGACGCGATGGCCGCGCATACGATTCACAAGAGAGCTATCGGCTCGTGATATGAACATCGCATGCCCGTGGACGATGGACATGACGCGAGGGGAGTTGTGTCACGTCGGAACGCCGGGATGCCAGCCTGTCGGATGGAGCCAGAAAGCGGAGTTCAATCCGCGATGGGATGAAGACGGGGTAGCGTCTGTCGCTGTGATGTATGAGTTCACGGACGGCGAGAAGTTCTGGGCTCATCACAACATACCTGACTCGATGTGTGTAGAAGACTTCGAGGTGCATGAACTGAAGACGCCGGGCCTATGACACAACAACGTGGTAGGAAGCTCTCAAGTGTAAAGATCGCCGCCATGGAGCAAGATTGGATCACTTCGACAGTTCGCTCAAAACGCGGGGAGTTTGCTCAAAAGCATGACGTTGGAGAGAGAACCGTCCAAAAGTACTACGAGCAAGGTGGATGGAAACTCAAGCGCCTCGCATATTGGGAGAGCCTTGCTCAAACGGTGAGCGAGGTATCAAAGGTTTCACTCGCGCAAGCCTCTGAACGTAACGGCCACGGGAAGAAAACAGCACCCGCTCTTCAACGGGAAGAAACGGTCTCAAGTTCAGTAGAGGTGGTTGGCCGCTTCGTCGCCGAGGCGGTCAATCAGCGTGAAGACCAGACGACCAAGATGGTTGAATGGATGCGAGACATGTTGATCCAGACGCTTCAAGGCATCACCGTGAACAACTCTAAGCCGCTGGTGCTGACAGGCGCGTCGACCGATGAGCAGAAGCAAAGCCTGTTGAATCGACTTGGAGACATCTCACCGAAGGATAGGCTGAGGGTGTTGCCTGCGATTGTCGATCGTGTCATTGACGCCGTGAAGATCTTAGAAGTGATGCAAGGGCGTCCTGATCACACGCTAGGCATCGTAGGCTTACCGCAGGACTTGACACCGGAAGAAGAGCAGGCGCTGGAAGTTGTGAGGCGAATCAGTTTAAGAGCAAGCGGTGAGGAGGCGTGATGAATAAGCATATAGTTGACAAGAGTCAAGTTGAAGATGGCAAATACGTTGGTAGCGTTGATCTATCGAGCTTCGATGGGCACATTGAGGTTGAGTCTAATCTAGGGTGGGTAGTCTTTGCTGGTGCGCTATCAGCGAGTGGATACATATATGCAAAGGCTGGCAGCGGCATCAATGCTGGCAGGGGCATCAAGGCTGGCTGGGGCATCGAGGCTGGCAGCGGCATCAAGGCTGGCTGGGGCATCAATGCTGGCAGGGGCATCGAGGCTGGCTGGGGCATCGAGGCTGGCTGGGGCATCATCTCACAGTTGTTCATCAAGTGCATGAGGACTCTCTCATTCAACTAT